CCATTTAGCAGATGATTTCTTTAGTAGTGTATATCCTACTATTAGTTCTGGTAAGTCTACTAAGGTAATTATTGTTTCTACCCCTCGTGGTATGAATCACTTTTACCGACTGTGGCATGATGCGGAACTGGATAGGAACGAATACGTCACAACAGACGTTCACTGGTCGGAAGTGCCAGGCAGAGATGAAGCGTGGAAAGAACAGACGATTAAGAACACATCAGAAGCACAGTTCCGTGTTGAGTTTGAGTGTGAGTTCTTAGGATCTGTTGATACATTGATATCACCAGCTAAGTTAAAATCTATGGTATATGATGAACCAATCAACCGTGGTAAGAGAGGTGGAGAGATATATGAAAACCCAATAGATAAACACAATTATTCAATTACTGTTGACGTTGCAAGAGGTGTAGAGAAAGATTACTCTGCTTTCATTGTATTTGACACGACAACATTTCCATATAGAGTGGTTGCAAAGTACAGGAATAATACTATCAAACCAATGTTATTTCCTAGTGTCATAGCAGAATTTGCAAGGGCATATAATAATGCGTATATTTTATGTGAGGTAAATGACATAGGAGATCAAATAGCATCAATACTTTTCTATGATATGGAATATGAAAATGTCTTGATGACTGCAATACGAGGTAGAGCTGGACAAGTATTGGGTCAAGGATTCTCTGGCAGTAAGGTGCAACTAGGAGTCAAGATGTCTAAAACTGTCAAGAAGATAGGGTCACTAAACCTTAAGACTCTGTTAGAGACAGATAAACTAATAGTCAAGGATTACAATATCATTGCAGAACTTACAACCTTTATTGAAAAGTCAAACTCATTTGAGGCAGAAGAAGGTTGTAACGATGACCTTGCCATGTGCCTAGTCATATTTGCATGGTTGGTGATGCAAGATTATTTCAAAGAGATGACAGATGATGATATAAGGAAGAGGGTATATGATGACCAAAGAGATCAGATAGAACAAGACATGGCACCATTTGGTTTTATACAAGATGGTACAGAAGAAACTTCTTTCACAGATGATGAAGGCACTAGATGGAATCTAGATGAGTATGGTGATAGATCGTACATGTGGGATTATAATTTGTAATGGACTTAGATGAACCAGTCCTGTTTCTACACGAGAGAACTTGTAGAACTTGTGGATTGACATACTCGCTTACAGAAGGGTTTTATCTTACTAGGAAGAGTAGAGGCGAAAGACCATCTTCTTATTCATATGAGTGTAAAACTTGCACTATTAAGAGAGTTAAATCTAGGAGATCAAGTAATAGAGTAGACGTATATCCAGACTGGTAGGGAGTTCATGTACTGTTTCCCCAGTGAAAAAGTAGCAATTTCTAAATAATAACAGATAAAACAACTGAGATCTTCGAGGAACACTAACATGGCGCTTAATCTAGTATCTCCAGGCGTTAAGGTAAGAGAGGTAGACCTAACTGTAGGAAGAATAGACGGCATCAACGATCAGGTTGGAGCTATTGCAGGACCTTTTGCAAAAGGACCTGTTAACGAACCAGTCCTAATTGAAACAGAAGCCGACTTACTTGAAACGTTTGGTAAACCATACTCTGCTGACGGACAGTACGAGTACTGGATGACTGCATCAGCATTTCTATCATACGGTGGAGTGTTGAGAGTATTGAGAAGTACTAACCCAATGCTATCAAACGCAAACATACCTGTTGGTGTGGCGGTTACAAACTTGTCAATCAAGTCACAGGAAGATTACTACAATAACTTCAATAACCTTGCACAGGAATTCTTATATGCTGCAAGATCACCTGGCTCATGGTCAAATGGTCTTAAGATTTGTACTATTGATGCACAGGCTGACCAAAGACTTGGAATAGGTACTGATGGTCTTCAAGTTGGATTCGCTGTTACTGCTGGATTCTCAACTAGTGTTGCAAACACAGACGGAACTGTTGGGGTTCAAACAGGTTATCTAAAAGGAATTATCACAAAGATTCACAACGATTGTTTTGATGTTAAGGTTGTAAGTAAGCACAACGTCACAACTGATGTTTGGAGTGCAGTCGATTATGAAGAGGGTTCTTCAACTGCTGCTTTCCAAGGATATGATGTTGGTATTTACAACGACAATCTAAGCACTCCAGCTGATGTCAACCACGCAAACAGAGTTAAGATCTTCAATACATCTGGTGTATTACAACCAGTAGAGAGAGCAAAATTCAATGCTACAATAGGTATTGGTTCTACAACTATCAGTTTCGGAACAGACTTAGACACATATAAATCTGATCCTGGCGATACAATCAAGTCTCTTAACGGAACTTACTCTGGTAAAATCGTAGGATATCAAGGTATCGGTGGAACTCCAGAAATCATAATGGATACAACCGCTACTGTTGCTTTTGCAAATACAGAATTCGTTATTGTATCTGCCGCATCTAGTGGAATCTATCTAAGAGAAGGTAACTACGCTCAAGATTGGTACAATCAACAAACACTAGGTCTTACAAATAGTGTTGTTTACTGGAATCAAATTGCAGAACGTCCTTCAACATCTGAGTATGCTAAGGGTAGAAGTTCTAAGTATGACGAGATGCACCTCGTAGTCATAGATGACACAGGAACTGTAACTGGTACTGCTGGAAACGTTGTAGAGAAATGGGTAGGATTATCCAAGGCTTCTGATGCTAAGGTATCACCATCCACTAACATCTTCTACAAAGATTACGTTGCACAGTTCTCTAATAATGTATTTGTTGGTGCTGCACAAACTGGTATTGGTTTGAAGCACACAAGTATGATGGGTTACTCAGTAGACTCAAGTGGTGTATGGGCTCAAGATGCTCAAGGAGTTACATTCAACGGTTCAGGTCCTAAGATCTATTCCATGACTAATGGAAACGATTACGGTGGAACTGGTAGGTTTGTCTGTCAACTTGGAGATGTTGTTAGTTCTTACACAGTTCTAGACAACCCTGCTGAGTACGCAGTTAACTTCCTTATCCAAGGTCCTTCAAGTGGAGATTCAATCTACGAAGCACAGGCTAAGGCAAACAAACTAATTAGTATTGCATCTGTTCGTAAGGATTGCATCGCATGTATTTCCCCCTACAGAGCTGGAGTTGTTGGTTTAACTAACTCAGATCAACAGACTTCAAACATAGTTTCATTCTACGATAGTCTAACATCTAGTTCTTACGCAGTGTTTGACTCAGGTTACAAATACACCTTTGATAGATTCAATAATACATTTAGATACATTCCTCTAAATGGTGACATCGCTGGATTGATGGCAAGAACATCTATCAACTCATTCCCTTGGTTCTCACCCGCTGGTTCATCTAGAGGTTCTATCAACAATGCTCTGAAACTTGCTTACAACCCATCACAAGCTCAGAGAGATACTCTGTATCCTAAGAGAATCAACCCTGTAGTATTCAGCCCTGGCGCTGGTATCGTTCTGTTCGGTGACAAGACTGCACAGAAAGAAGCATCTGCGTTCGATAGAATCAACGTTCGTCGTTTGTTCCTAACAATCGAAGGAACCATCGAAAGAGCTGCAAGATCACAGTTATTTGAATTCAACGACGATCTTACAAGAACAAACTTCTTGAATATTGTTGAACCATATCTTCGTGATGTTAAGGCTAAGAGAGGTATTAGTGACTTCATAGTTATTTGTGACGAAACCAATAACACACCTGATGTTATTGATTCAAATACCTTTAAGGCAGACATCTTCGTGAAGCCTGCACGTTCTATCAACTTCATCGGACTAACATTCGTTGCAACTAGAACTGGCATCAGCTTTGATGAAGTAGTTGGTACTGCTTAACTTACTAAATAAACTACGAAGAGGACTTTAAAAAATGGCAAGTAATGCGCCTGGATTAGACACAAGAACCATTGACGACTTTAAATCGAAGCTCGTCGGTGGTGGTGCTCGCCCCAATCTGTTTGAGGTAGAATTAGTTTTCCCTAACGGATTGAATGAAGGTGATGCAGAAGAAAAGGGTAGATTTTTAGTAAAAGCTGCTAATCTCCCTGCATCGAACATCAATGTAATCGACGTTCCTTTCAGAGGAAGGAATCTTAAGATTGCTGGTGACAGAACATTTGATGTTTGGACAATCACAATCATTAACGATACTGATTTCATGATCAGAAACGCTTTTGAGAGATGGATGAACGCTATCAACAAACATGATAACGCAACTGGAGAAGTAACACCAGGCGACTATCAGACTGATATGTATGTCAACCAAATAGGTAGAGCTCCTTTAACTAAGGGACTTGGTGGTTCACAAGATAACTCTGGAAAACTTCCTATACTTAGAAAGTATAAGTTCCACGGAACTTTCCCAACTAACGTTAGTGCAATTGAACTTTCATACGATCAAACAGATTCTATCGAAGAGTTTACAGTTGATCTACAAGTTCAGTGGTGGGATGTTTTTGATGGAGAGGATGTTCCTCTATTAACTAATCAGACAGTTGATGGAACAGGAGCTGACGCAGGCATCTTTAACCAGTAAGACATAATCTAAGATTTGTGTTATAATATAAGATATAAATAACTGGGACAGCCCAGTAGTAGTGAGTTAATGGCTAAATTATTTGGTTTTAAAATAGAGAAAGACGATGATTCTGCAAAGAATGTCGTCTCTCCTGTACCCCAGTCTAACGAGGACTCATCGGACTATTATGTTTCGAGTGGTTTCTATGGGCAGTATGTTGATATTGATGGTGTATTTAAGTCAGAGTTTGAGTTAATAAAAAGATATAGAGAGATGGCATTGCATCCAGAAGTGGATTCTGCCATTGAAGATATAATAAACGAAGCAATAGTTTCTGATCAGAATGATTCTCCTGTCGAAATCGATTTGGAGAATCTTCCAGCATCTGCGAAGCTTAAAGAATTAATTAGAGACGAGTTTAAGACAGTAAAAGAAGTCATGAACTTTGATCAAAAGTGCCATGAGATTATGAGAAACTGGTACATTGATGGTAGAATATATTATCACAAGGTAATTGATGTCAAAAAACCAGAAGAAGGATTAAAAGAAGTTAGATATATTGATCCACTTAAAATAAAATTAGTTAGAAAACTCAAGACAGATCCTACGTTACAGGGAGCAATCAAGAGAGTAAATGCAAATAACCCTTCGGATATTGAAAGTCCTGAGATAGAAGAATTTTATCAATATGATCCTAGTGCAACTCAGAGTAAAAATGCTTTGGGTGCGATAGGACAGACACCTTTCTCTACTAAACAGAGACCAGTAAAGATTGCACCAGATGCCATCACATTCTGTCACTCAGGTTTAGTTGACAGAAACAAACAAACTATTCTTTCTTACTTACATAAGTCAATCAAAGCACTCAATCAACTTAGAATGATTGAGGACTCTCTTGTTATATACAGGTTGAGTCGTGCTCCAGAAAGAAGAATATTCTATATTGACGTAGGTAACTTACCTAAGTTAAAAGCGGAACAATACCTCAAAGAGGTGATGAACCGTTACAGAAACAAATTAGTTTATGACGCATCAACAGGAGAAATTAGAGATGACAGAAAACACATGTCCATGCTCGAAGATTTCTGGCTCCCCCGACGTGAAGGCGGAAGAGGTACTGAAATCACTACGTTGCCAGGTGGACAGAATCTTGGAGAACTTAGCGACATCGAGTACTTCCAAAAGAAATTATACCGCTCACTAGGAGTTCCAGAATCTCGTATTGCTGGATCAGGAGAAGGATTTAATCTTGGTAGATCATCTGAGATACTAAGAGACGAAATCAAGTTTACCAAGTTTGTTGGTAGAATGAGAAAGAGATTCGCAAATCTCTTCTTAGATATGTTAAAGACTCAGTGTATTCTTAAAAACATTGTCACTCCAGAAGATTGGGAAACATTATCAGATCATATACAATTTGACTTTGTATATGATAACCACTTTGCAGAACTCAAAGAGACTGAACTTTTAAACGAAAGACTCGGAGTAGTTGCTGCAGTAGATCCTTACATAGGCAGATACTTCTCATTAGATTATGTTCGTAGACATATTCTGAAACAGAAAGATGAGGAGATCATCGAGATCGACAAACAAATGGCAAAAGAAATTCAAGATGGCCAAGTCGCTGATCCAATGGAAGTACAACAACTCGGATTGGGAATACATCCAGAACAAATGCCAGGCGGACAATTGAACCCAGATCCTACAGGAATGGGTCAAATGCCACAAGATCCAGAGATGGATGGTGGTGCCACAGAAGCTCCAGAAATGCCCAAAGGTGGGGAAATATAAATAATACTAGTCTAATTCTATATTAACACTCTATGGATAATGATTTAATTGATATGATTGCTGCAGGCGAAGAAGGTTCTGCGACGGACATACATGACAAGATCAAAGAACTCTTGTATGCAAAGTCTGCCGAGAACATAGATCTCGTGAAACCAGCAGTTACCGCCGACATGTTTGGTGGGCCTAATCCTTACTTAAATGATGGGGAAGAGGTAGAGGCTGAGCCAGCTGATGGCACACCTAGTTCTGTTGAAGACGCAGCAGAAGTTGAAGCACCTACTGCTGAAGTAGATGCACCTGATGATGAGAAAGAGGAAGAAAAACCTGAGGCTTAACTAATGAAACTCATTACAGAAGAAATCGAAACCGCCAAGGTTCTTATCGAAGAAAAAGACGGTAAGAAGAATATGTTTATTGAGGGAATCTTTTTACAAGGAAACCTTAAGAACAGAAATGGTCGTTTTTATCCTACAGAAACTCTTGAGAAAGAGGTAAGCAGATACAACGAATCATTTGTTGGTAAAGGACGAGCTCTTGGTGAGTTAGGACACCCAGAAGGTCCGACTGTTAACCTAGACAGAGTTTCACACAAGATTGTAGATCTCCATAGAGAAGGAAACAATTTTGTTGGTAAAGCACAAATCCTCAATACACCAATGGGTAAAATTGCACAGTCATTATTAGATGACGGTGTTACTCTTGGAGTATCGTCAAGAGGAATGGGAAGTCTTAGAGACACTAGCGAAGGCTATAAAGTTGTCGGTGAAGACTTCATGCTTGCAACTGCAGCTGATATAGTTGCAGACCCTTCTGCCCCTGACGCTTTTGTCAATGGCATCATGGAAGGAGTTGATTGGATCTGGGAAGCTGGAATCTTAAAGGCAAAACAATCTGTAGTGGAAGTTGTAGAAGAAAAGACTATGACTCACCCTGCGATTGCTGTTGCTGAACCTGAGAAGGTAGTAGAGGCCGCAATTGAGAAGACCCAAACAACTATAAATAAATTAGTAGATCAAGGTCAACTTGACGAGAAGAAGTTGGAAATCTTCCAAAACTTCTTATCAAATCTTTGATTTAATAAATAAACATAGATTATACGATATCTAA